ACTAAATTTATACCACAATCAATATAATTAATGGAGTTTTTATGGCGTTACCAAAAATTGACGTGCCTATTTTTAATTTAGAATTACCTGTTACAAAAAAGAAGTTAACATTTAGACCTTTTCTTGTCAAGGAAGAGAAAATTCTTCTTATGGCTGTTGAATCTGGAGACAGAAAGGATATTATCCAAGCAATTAAACAGATAATTAACAACTGCGTTGTTGATGATCTGAATGTTGATGATCTTCCTGTTGCAGACCTTGAATATGTGTTTATTAATTTAAGAGCACGATCAGTTGGTGAAGAGGTTGAACTTCAATATAAATGTAATAATGATATTGAAGGTGTTAAATGTGGCAATCTTGTTAAGGTTAAATTAAATTTATTAGATGTAAAACCAACTATTCCTGAAGGATTCTCAGATAAAATAAAACTATCTGAATCTTTAGGAATGTGTTTAAAAGCTCCAACATTTGGAATATATGATGAGATTGATCTAACTAAAAATGAAATAACAGTTTTAATTGATCTATTATCAAAATGTATTAATTATGTGTATGATGAGAATGAGATATATTATATTAAAGACTATTCTGCGGAAGAGATTAATGAATTTATAGAAGGATTGTCTAAAGATAACTTTAAGGAAGTTGAGAAGTTCTTTAAGAATATACCGGTTATGAAAACTAAAATTGATTTTATATGTCCAAAGTGTGGATATAAAGAAACAATGGAGGTTGAAGGGATACAAAATTTTTTTTACTAATAGTTCGTCATGATACTTTAAGTAATTATTATTCTACAAACTTCGCTATGATGCAACACCACAAATATAGTTTAAATGAACTTGATAATCTGATTCCATGGGAAAGACAGATGTATATATCTATGTTGGTGGAGCATATCATGGAAGAAAATGAAAGAATAAAAGCACAAAAACAGATGAAAGGATAAAGGATGACACCTCTAGTAGATTTATTAAATAAACAGAATGACAACCAGATAAAAATTAAAGACGTTATTAATATGATGAATAACGTTGAAAAAATATCTAAGGATACTAAAAATCTTAATACTATCGCTAAAGATATTACATCATTTAAAAGTGATATAAAAAAATTTATTACCACAGCGACACCAGGATTTTTAGAAAAAAATGAAACTGCGTATGAATCTAAACTAAAAGTTAAAGGTGTTGATGCTAAAATAATAAAACCAACCGATATCGGTGATAATAAAGATGAATCAAGTCATTGGTTAAGAAATACTCTAGGTGCTGGTATTATAGGTGGTATTGCAACTTATTTTATAAGTCCAGATTTTAAAAATAAAGTTGATGAGATCATTAATAATTTTGGTGAATCAATGTTTGGCAAGGTTGAATGGGAGCATTTTAAACTTGAGATTGTTAAAAAGTATGATGATCTATCAGGTGTAGTTGGTACTAAAATTTTAGAAATTTGGGATAAAGTTGAGGATGATATGTCAGAAGGAATTTCTGATATGTTTGAAAGTGCTAAATCAATTTGGAATGAGCATTGGAAGGAAATTTTGGCTGGAATGGCTGCATTATCTATGATACTGAGACCTATGCATACATTAGCTGCGTCAGTTAAATTATTAACAAATTCTGTTGAATTATTTAAATCTGTTGGGGGAACTCAAGGCATCGTTAGAATGGTAGTTCCGTTTTTAACAACTCCTGCTGTTATAGCTGGAATTTCCGGGGCTGTACTATCATATCTTGGGTTGAAGGCAAGTAAAAGCTTCACTGAAAGTGACACAGGAGTTGAGGGTTTAACTTCCCCTGATACTGTGAGTACAGTTACAGATCCTAATATAATTAATGCTAGAATAGAATATCTTAGTGAAGAACTTCCTAAAAAGTCACCAGAAGATAAAATTAAAACTCAAAATGAAATATTAGATCTTGAAAGTCAAAGAAATAAATTTAAAGCTGAAGATTTAAAAAATATTCTTCAAAATAAACTTGAGACTTCACAGCGAGAAGATATTGAAAATAGACTGAAGAGTATTAGTTCTAAAATAAAAACACCAGAACCAGTTAAATCTGTATTGGATAAAAATGTTGAATTTAAAACACCTCTTGTTCAACCAATTCAACCAACTCCTATCCAACAGTCACCGAAAGCAGAGATAGCTCAATCTTCTGCAACTCCAATGAAAATTGCCGAGTATGAACAACAATTTGGAACAACCTATGCATCAACAGAACCTATTCCATATAAAAATAGTAATTATAATAATGGACCTGAATTATTAAAGGAAGTTTTAAATGAACTTAATGTTAGAGATGAACAATTAATTGAGAGGATATTTAGTCTAGCTAGAACAGAATCTAGTTTAAACCCAACTGCTGAAGGACCAGTTATAAAATCCGGTATTCATAAGGGAGATAGAGCACAAGGACTTTTACAGATAATGCCTAAAACCGCTAAAGAGGTTGGGTTTACAGCAGAGGAAATCAAATCTGATGCTAAAAAAGCTGCATTAGCTGGAGTTAAATATTTCTTAAAAAATTATGAAAGATTTAATAAAAATTTAGATGCTGCAACTGTAGCACATCATGCTGGCCCTGGTGGTGCCATGAAATACTTAGCCACAGGATCTTCAGGGACGAGTGATGTTAACATGTCTACTGATGCATACTTAGCTAAGATTAAAGGTCCACAGAATGGAGATTTTGTTACCAAAAGAAACTATAAAACACCAGATCAGATATCAAATGAACCATCATCATATATAACAAAACAGGATGTTAAAGATGATTCACAACCATCATTCTTATCTTCTCTTTTGAGTCAGGCAGAAAAAATAGGTGTGATTGATAAATCTCAGTTTGGTAAAATAGAATCTGACGTTAATAGTCAAATAGAGAAAATTCGTAGTGAAATGAAAAATTTTATAGGAACAGACTTAAATAAAATATCATCTGAGTTGAAAGACTCTCAGGCTAAAATGATGAAGCCTGAGAGTCCTAACGTGACTAATGTGACTAATAACAATAATAACATAAACAATAATAATTCATCATCAGGAAGTGGGGATATCCCTAATCCATTTGATATTGATATTTCAAAGTTGATAGCTAATATTGCTTAAAAAAGAGAATCACCCATATGGGTGATTCTCTTTTTTTTAATTAGAACGGAACATCATCTCCAGTGCCTTTATTGGCTAGACTCCGAAAATATTCCATATCAGCATCTTCATCAGATCTATTATATTGTTTCTGATACTCTTGCTGCACTTCCTCTGTATCCTCAGCACGGCTGTTAGATGCAGTTGTTCCAACTACAAGATCAAACCGTTTCTTAATATCATCGTATGATTTAAAATTTGACGATTCAGTGAATCCTTTTAATGAATACTCAGATTTCCAAATTGCTTCTAGTTTCCGATCATCTCCATCAAGAAGTGGTGATGGAGACTCAAACTCAGATTTATCATAATTTCTGAAACCATCAACCTTTCGCATTTTAATTTTGAAATTTGCTCCATTCCACATATGAAATGGATTGATTGGGGTCTCATCAGCGAACTGGGGGTTCATAGCTTCATTGAGTTTATCAAAAATCTTCTTTCCATACTTGAACAGTTTTACTTTTCCTTCGTTCTCAGGATTAGAAGGATCAGAAATTACATAAACATTAGAAATATAATGTAGTTTCCGCTTACGCTTCCGCACAATCTCTTTATCACTTTCAAACCCAGAATTCCATAGAACGGAATTCTGTTCACAAACATAACACTTATCACCAATAGTTGTCGGACATTCTTCGATTAACCAACCACCAGTCCCCTGGAATCCGTGGCTATAAACTTGGACGAATGGAACCCCACCTTCGCCGTCAACTGCGGCGGCAGGGAGAAATCGAACAATCGCCATTCCGTTACCTGCCTTATCAACAGTTGGTGTCCAAAACCGATCATCATCTCGGCCACCTTCATTTGGTTTTGTAGCCTTATCGAACTGCTCCTTTACTTTGTCAAACATTGAATCATTTTTTAAGCTTGAAAAATCCATACTTCTTTACCTCATATTTCTTTTTTTATCCGCATTATCATAATTATTTTTTATCCAAATACAACACATTTTAAAATCTCTCTATATTTATCCAGGTCAATTTGAATAAATGGAGAGTACTTTTCAATTTTCATCATATAAGTTGGCCATACAATATCGTCTGTTATTTTACTCTCCCACATTGGAAGAAACCCTAGAATCTTATTTAGGACACATAGTGTCTCTAGGGAAATTTCATCATATATCCAGTTTGTCAGTAAACTCGGATATCCGTCATTCACTGTTAAAACAGTGTTTGGGTTTTCAACATCACTAAATATCTTCTCACAATCACTTTTAAATATATATGATAGAGATTGAATGGTCTTTTTCCTTTTTAAATTAGCAGCATCAGCTTCGGCATCAAGTAGATTTCCTACCCAAATACTATCTTTAATTAAAAAGTTTGAAACTAAAAATTCAATTAAATCTTCTTTGATAGAGTACCTTTTAGATAACTTATCAAAGAAGAATCTATCTTTCCTAATATCATAATTTGATTGTTTAAGTTTAGTTTTACCACCATACTTAAAGAAATCATATTGCTTTGATGTGAAATGTAGCTTTAATGATGTGAATATACAGTAGCATTGGAACCCTGTCATAGGGGTAACCGGTTACCCTTCTTTTTGACAAGGTTCAATCTGGAAGCGTCAAGTTCAATTTTAGACTTGAGGCTTTGACTCATTAAAGATATAGCTGTTCCCTGATCAAGATCAATTGACTGATAATATTCACCTGTACCTTCAATATAATTTAACCCATTTTCAATGACATATGAGTCAACGGCCATTGAAAATTTATGTATCTCATCTTTAGTCGGCATCACCCACCATCTGTCGCATTGTCTTCATAACACTTTCGTATAATGTCTCGAATTGCTCATTAGTGGCAACCTCTTCGTCAAAATTACGTTTATAGTGTGTCTTGATGATCTTGTTTAACATTTTTTTCTGGATTTTTAACTCCTTCGAAACCTCTTTGGTTCTTTCACTGATAAGCTTACGTTCAGCAGAGATTCTAAGTAGACTGTCAGAACAATCTTTAATACAATCCAACAGTTTAGCAGTTTCATCTTCTGTAAAATTTTCCGAACCCATTAACACGTTATCATTCATAATATCCTCCTAAATTTTTCTTTCTCTTATATTGTAAAATATATGTCTTCCAATCACGGCATTCTTTACCTTCCCTGGTCTTTTTACTTTAACACTCTTTGAATGAAAGTATAATGAACCTTTAGTGGGATCAGGAATCCATTCATGATTTTTGAAAACATACTCTGCAACAATCATTGACTTAATATAACTCATATCCTTCTTTTTGTCAATGAGGGACTTTTTTGAGTATTTTTTCTTCGTCTTCTCACAGTACCAAGAAAACTGGCAGGTTTTATCTTCAGTTTGTTTTACCACTTCACACACATTTTCAGGGAAGCTGTCACTCCGTGTACGGTTCATTGTCACAAAGCCAACTGCTAATTTACCTAAAAATGATTCTCCCTTTGATTCGTGATAAATGTTATCTGCTAGACATTCTATCTGTCGTTCTGTGCTGCGATTTAATACTGAAGCATGTGCTTGTGTATTATATACTGTATTTGTCGGTGTATATAATAGGGAGATCGCAACACAGAGAATTAAAATATATTTTCTCATAGTTGTTATCCTTATTAATATATTCTTTCATTACCAGTGCCTTATAATACCAGCAATAATGAATATGTTGGTTATAATATAAATTAAAGCGATAACTGTTCTAATTATCGCCACCTTATCAGCCTCGCTGTTATTATGCGAGGCTTTCTCTCCTAGAGCCTTTGCCCATAATCTCCATAAACTCATGTCCAAAGTGCTCTATAATATTTTCCAAATAACATAAGGCCATTATTAATTCTATTATTATGTCTCTCCCACCCCTCCTTATCAAATTT